TTATTAAAATCAAGTTTTTTTAAAAAAAAACCTCCCTCACCCTTCCAAGAAATTTTTAGACATTTTTATAAAACAACTAAAAACAAACCACAAATACCAATACACTTGTAAACTCGTGATTTTATGGTCTTGGTTTTTGGATGATTCAAATTGGTTTTAAACGCACCTACAATGTTTATAAAAAAAATTTAATTTCTATTTATAAATTAAGTTTATATATTATATATTAATATAATGATACTTAAATGTAATCTTTGCCAAAATGAATTTAAAGAAAAACAATTTTTGCGCAAACATCTTAACGATAAACGTTGTAAGTCAAATTTATTGAATAATTGGTTAGAATTAAACGAATATATTGAATCTTTGAAAAAAAACCAAATTCATAATCAACAAATTAACAATGCTATAGTAGGTGGAGAAAATAATACATATATAAATGTCAAAATAGAGATAAACCCAATTACTAAATTAGACTTATCTCATATTGAACCAGACAAAATGAAGTCTTTAATTGAAAAATACGATGATAATAAAAGTCCGGATAAATTAAATTTATTATTATCCGATTATATAAAAGATGTAATTTGTAATAAAGATCATCCTGAAAATCATTCTATTAAATATGTCAAAAAAAAACCACCAACATACAATTGTATAATAGAAGATGAAAATGGTAATACAATAGAAACTATTAAAGGCTTACGAGATAGTTGCGAATTATTAAGTGATCCAATTTTAAATACTCTTAAAACAAAATTACAAGAATTTTTATCACGATATAAAAAAGATGAAGAATTTGATTATGGTATGTATAGAACTACAATACATCATCTTAGAAAAGAATTGGATAAAACTGCAGTAAAAAAAGCTTTAAGTTCTGTATTACAAAATGATATACTCAATAATATTCAAATGAAATTGAATATCAGTGGTGAACAAAATTAATATAATTCCCATTTTTATTTGATTATTATTTCTTATCTGTAACTAATCTATAAGTTTTACCAGATCCCATTTCAAATCCTCCAATCCAAGGTGAACTTTTTACAAACATATCCTTATAAATATCGCTTGGAAAATTTTCATTACCTAATTGCACGTCTAATGGATGTTTTGGAATATATTTGTATACTATTTCTTGTTTAGGACATTTAAGATTATATCTTGACCATGATAAAGTAATTAAAATAATACCAATTACAAGTATAAATAATATAATTAAATCCATTCTTATATTATTTATAGAAATTAAAATTATTAATTATTTTCTGAATCTAATTAATTACCAAAGAATCTTCTTTAATATAATTAAAATAATCGTATAAAAGATCTGCTACTTTTTCCCAACTATAATTCTCTTTAATAAATGCATCTAATATTTGATGTTGATTGTGTCGCTCAACTTTCATATTAATTAAATGTTGTTCTTTTTCTGTCATTGTATTTATAAGATCATAAATATCAATTGTATTCTGTTTAAGACCATTAACATCAATCACCTTTGATTTCACATAATTAATATAATTCATTCCACCATGTGTATATAAATCAAACATATACTCTCTAGTACTACCTGTTTCTGGAACTAATACTGGTAAACTAGCAGATAATGCTTCTAATGGTGTTAAATTAAAACCTTCAGCTAAATACGGAGAAATATATAAATCAGCAGCATTATATAAATCATTTATTCTATCATATGATAATGTTTTATCTGTAAAAATAATATGATTTTCTAAAACTTGTGATTCTTCTTTTGTCATAATATTTTGTTGAATTAATCTTGATACATAAATTTCTAAAAACATTTTTGATTGATATAAATCTCCTGTTCCCTTAAGTAATAACTTGTAAAATTTTTTATCTAACTTGTTTATTAGGTGATTAAGTAATTGTAAAATAAGCAAAATCCCTTTATTTTCTGTCATGGCTCCAATACTTATTAATAAAAAATCAGTATCTTTCACATTATAAAATTCTCTTATTTTGTTTCTCATTGTTGTGTCTTCATGTTTTTTAAAAATTCTAGAATCTACTCCATGTGTAATTATTCTATTTTTTTTATCATTTACTCCCATTAATTTTATCCCAAGAAATGACCAAAAACTAGGTGCAGTAAAATACATATTATTTTGTTTTGAAATATGATTTATAACATCATTTTCAGATTTTGGTTGAGAACCTCCGATTTGAAAAAATGTTTCTGTTAATTTAGCAAATTCACTTGTATAAAATACACATTTTGGAATATTTTTATTATTTATAACAACAGGATTCACATCATATGGATAAGTAATACTATATACAATATCTACTTCTTCTCCATTCCATCTTTTTAAATTTCTAAGAATATTGTTATATTCTTCTGTATATACTAATTTTTTTGATTGATTCCATTCTTTTCTAAAATATGGCATTTCTTCTACGTATATATCTACTTTATTATGATATTTCTTATAAAAATGTACTAACTGAAAACAATTAACACATGCATAACTATGTGGAATTTCTATCCAGCCTCTAAATAAAATTTTAAGTTTATTCATTAACTTATTTTTTAAATAATATTATTTTTAAATTACAAATTTATTTTTATTTTATTATAATAAAGAGTATATTAGACTATGGGAAATATTCTTTCACAACAGGAACCAAGTTATTCACAAGAAGAAATAGACGAATTACTTAAAAAAAAACAACAAAAAGGAGATTATGCAAAGTCTTCTGATTTTATTAATTATGTTAAAAAAATTGAATTGGCTAGTTACCAACCAAAAGGTGATTACGCTGCAAAAAGTGATTTGGCTAGTTACGCTGCAAAAAGTGATTTGGCTAATTACCAAGCAAAAGGCGATTACGCTTTGACAAATCATAATCATGATGCTGATCTAAAAACAAAAACTATGTGGTGTGCAACAGGAGATTTATGCGAAATTCCTGCAAATAAAAATGTTAAATTTGGAGGTAATTTAGATATTGGTGGAACTTTATCAATTGGTGGTAAAAGACTAGATGATTATATAACTGGGAAAACTGTAACTGAAGATAATGTTGTATCAGGTCTAGCATCAAATAATACTTTTGTTGCAAACGTTCAAAAATCATTGTATGATAATCAAAAAACTTCTTTAGCTACAACAATTAATGACAAAGGATTTCGTGATACATTAGTTGGTCAATTAAAGACAGATTCGGAATTTTTAAATAAAGCTCGAGGACCTTCTGGATCTATTTCAAATAATACAGGATTTACTGTTACTGGACGTAATACAATTGAATTTGGGACAGGTGTAGATGGAAAATACAAAGATGCTGGTAAAATTGGTTATGGAACTTTTGATGATGGTAAAAGTTTAAATATTGTAGGTGCTGGAACAGCTGGTCAACTACAAGTGAAAGTTTTTGACGACTTAACAGTTGTACAACATGGAAATGTAAATGGTAATTTTGATGTAAAGGGAAGATTAACTGCATCCCAAGGTTGGTTTCCTGGAGGAACGATAAATAATCCTAATCGTTGGGGGACTCATTTTCCATTTAATGATGGAAACAATTATATTCGAGGTGATACATATATAAATGGTGATTTATATGTAAATGGACGTAAGATTTAAAAAAATAGAGATTATATAATTGTGGAAATGACAGAGAAGATAGTAAAAATAAAATTAAGATTTTTATCCAAAAATTTTTTTATTATATAATTATAATAAAACATTATGGGAAATATTCTTTCACAACAAGAACAGGAACCAAGTTATTCACAAGAAGAAATAGATGAATTACTTAATAATTATGTTGTAAAAAATGATTTGGCTAACTTTGCCAGGACTTCTGATTTTGATAAATTTGCTGGAAAAAGTGATTTGGATAGTTACCAACCTAAAGGTGATTATGTTGCAAAAGGTGACTTGGCTAGTTACGCTGCAAAAAGTGATTTGGATAGTTACCAACCAAAAGGTGATTATGTTGCAAAAGGTGACTTGGCTAGTTACCAACCTAAAGGAGAATACGTTGCAAAAAGTGATTTGGCTAGTTACCAACCTAAAGGAGAATACGTTGCAAAAGGTGACTTGGCTAGTTACCAACCTAAGGGAGAATACGCTGCAAAAAGTGATTTGGCTAGTTACCAACCTAAAGGAGAATATGCTGCAAAAAGTGATTTGGGTGGTTACGCTTTGGCAAATCATAATCATGATGCTGATCTAAAAACAAAAACTATGTGGTGTGCAACTGGAGATGTTTGTGAAGTACCAGCTAACAAATATGTTCATATTAACAATATTAGATTTTCAAATAATTGGTCTGCATATTCACCTAATGGTGGAAATGACAAATCAGAAATATCAAATGATACTTCAGATTATAAACAGTTAATGATTGTAGGAAATAGTTCAAGTGGAGTTAGAACGGTTGGTATTTGGGATAAATTAAATGTAAATGGAAATTTAGATGTTACTGGAACTTTGTCAATTGGTGGTAAAAAACTAGATGATTATATAAGTGCAAAAGCAGTATCTGAAGACAATGTTGTATCAGGTTTGGCTTCATATCCAAAATTTATTGAAAATGTTCAAAAAACTTTATATGATAATCAAAAATCAGCCTTTAATACTGCTATGACAAATTCTTTAAAATCAGATACTGCTTTTGTAAATAGTACTAAAGGTGCAAAGGGTGATAAAGGTGATAAAGGTGATAAAGGTGATAAAGGCGATAAAGGTGATAAAGGTGATAAAGGTGATAAAGGTGATCAAGGAATTCAGGGAATAAAAGGTGCATCAGGAACTATTTCAAGTAATACAGGTTTTGATGTCGTAGGTGCTAATCCAATCCATTTTGGTTTAGGATTTAAACATAAGACAACATTAGGTGTACCTACTTTACCTAGTGTACCTGGTATACCAGGTCTTTCTAATATTCTAACTAATCTACCTGGTTTACCGACTCAAGAGGTTGATAAAGAAATTAATGCTGGTAAAATTGGTTATGGAATTTTTACTCCTAATGGTGGTGCTTTAGATATAGTTGGTGCCGGGGCAACAGGACAAACACGAGTAGTAAAAGTTTGGGATAGATTAAATGTTGGAGGAAGAGATATTCTTAGTGAATTAGATCAATGTGTCAAAAAAAATGAAACAATCAGAATAAGAGCGAGAAAAGGTAATGAATATTTAATGGCAGGTGATGCTTGGGATGCTAGAACATCTAATAACGCTGGTGATTGGGAAAAATGGTATATTCAAAACTAATAAAATCAAAATAATAAAATCAATTAATTAATTTTATTAATTAATTAATTAATTTCTTTATTATAATTAAGAGTAATACAATGAATTCAAACGACAACTCGAACTCTAATCCAAAAAGAGTTAGAAAAGAAAATCATAAAATGACTTTAGCTGATTATATTAGAAAACATTCTCCAATAAAAGCAGGATTAAGAATTGCAGACGAAGATAAACCACTAGCATCATATAATAAAGTTATGAATAAAATTTATTTAGGAAATTTTCAAGCAGCAAAAGATAAAGATTTTTTTAAAAGTAAAAATATAAAGGCAGTTTTAAATTGTACTCGAGATATTCCAAACCATTTTGCCCACAATAAAGATATAGAATATATGCGAATTCCTGTAGAAGATTCTTTAAGAGATCGCGACTATGACCTTATGTACCAATATATGCCGTGCATTGTTGAATTCATACACAAGCACACTGTATTGCAAGGGCATAATATTTTAATCCATTGTTGGGCAGGTCGGCAAAGATCAGCGATATCAATCGCTGCGTATTTAGTCGATAAATATGGTCTCAATCCTCACGATGCGTGCCAACTTGTAATGTCTAAGAGACCAGAGGCTTTTCACTTCGGCCAGAGTTTAAATTTCGACCAAGCGTTAAATAAATTTTATAGAACAAAAGTAAAAAAAACCAAACCATAAATTAACATTTTAAAAGCGATATTGGTTATAAAAACTAAGCATCTGATATAGGTAAAGCATTACAATTAAGTAATATAGCAGTATCTATACAAAATTATGAGAAGGTACTAAGGAAAGCTTATGACCTACGAGGATGCGAACTTAAAAATGTTGTGTTTTGTAAATTCATTTGAGGGTCATAGGCTTTACGTATAACCCTTTCATCATCTTCCTCGTAATTTTGAATTGTAGAATGAATATTTATAATGCCTAAAGCCTTACCTATACAAAAAACTAAAATAGATAAAAAAACAACTCAATATTTTGGGGAGAAGCGCAAAAACAAATGAATACGTTTATTTAATTTAAAAATATAAATATTATAAACTTTATAAAAATATTATAATATGAATCAAATGATTATACCAAAGGCTATAAATTTTAATGAACTGGTTAAAAATAGTAATACCACATTGTCTCTTACTATTCAAACAAAATTAGTCGATAAACTAACCAAGGAGTTTTCACATGAAGAACAACAATGGTATATAGCCAATTTGTATATTTATATGCATTATCACCCAACAAAAGATTATCCTATTAATCTCGAGGACGTGTTTAAGATGATTGGTTTTGCGAACAAAGGAAATGCAATGAAAACAATAAAGAGTAATTTTACAGAAGGAGAAGATTATAACACTATTATTTTCCGTACGGAAAAAAATAAATTGCATGAAGAAACTAGAGGTAGAAAAGAAGAAACAGTAATGTTAAATATAGATACATTTAAAAATTTATGTATGTTAGCCAAAACAAAAAAAGGCAAGGAAATTCGTAAGTATTATGTAAAGTTAGAAAATATATACAACGAGTTAATGAAAGAAGAAATAGAAGAACATAAGAATAAACTCGAAGAAACTAAAAAACAATTAGAAGAGCAACAAAAAAAGTTAGATTTATTAGAACATAAACCAAAAACAAATGGATTTTTATCTAGAAGAAAAGGATTTGTATATATTATTAGAGATCGTTCTAAACCTGGTCATTATAAAATTGGAATGACTTATAATGTTGATAAACGTTTAAGAAATTTAAACACTAGTTCGAGTGAAAAAACATTGGATATTTACAATGAAATCGAATCATTTGATTGCGAATTATTAGAAAAAATAGTTCATGCTTTGTTACAACCATTTAATATTTCTGGACGTAGAGAATGGTTTTTTTTTCAAAACGAAAACGAAATAGAATATGCATATCATGTTTTACATAAAACTAATAACTTTTTAAAAGAATTTGATATAAAAAACACAAATGATTTTTACAATTACTATAAAAAATATATTGAAAATAATGAAATCAATGTGAAAATCGAAAATGAACACGAAAAAGAATTTAACTACAACGAAAAAAATTGCGATATAGATCTTATAACAAATACTAATACGTATATTAATAATACTAATAATAATACTAATACTAATACTACTACAGAATCTATCACAGAATCTACTACAGAACCGAATATTTATAAATTAACAGGACAACAATTAAAAAATAAAAGTGGTAATTACAAAGGTGTTTTTTGGTGTGGTGAAAAACAAAAATGGCGAGCTGGTATAAAACTTCACTACAAAGAAATATTCTTAGGATATTTCAATACCGAAATTGATGGAGCAAAAGTTTATAATGATTATGCAAGTTATTTAAATCAAACCGATAAAACAAATTATCTATTAAATGATATTCCTGATTATATAACTACACCAAGAGACATAGTAAATGAAAATAAAACCACTTTATTAGAACAAAAAACATCAAAGTGGATAGGAGTATCTTATGACTCTACTAGAAAAATGTTTACAGCATGTATAAAATTACATCGTAAATCTAACTATTTAGGAAATAGTTCAATCGAATTAGATTGTGCAAAATTTTATAATCAACAAGCATTATATTACAATAATACAATTAACACAAATTATCAATTAAATGATATACCAAATTATACCACATTACCAGTAGATATTTATTCTAATATACAAAAAACTAAAATAGATAAAAAAACAACTCAATATTTTGGTGTATGTGTCAAAAAAAATAAAGATACAATTAGATATAGAGCATATATAGTCTATAATAAAAAACAAATTAGTTTAGGTCTGTATAAAACAGAAAAAGAAGCTGCTGTAAAATATAATGAAAAAGCGATTGAATTAAATTTACTTGACAATTCTATTAAATATAAACTTAATGAAGTGGCGCCAGCCACATTACCGAGGGTCCACAAACTTGGGTAATTTCCCAAACTTGGGTAATATAAATTAATAAATTATGATAAAATTTTTTATTAATTTTTAAAGTTCAGTTAATAAATTTTCAAATTCATCTTTTTTTGGAGTAAGAACAACTTCTTTTTTATTAGCTTCGTCTTCGCTGTCGTCTTCGTTGTCGTCATTGTCACTGTCGTCGTCTTCGCTGTCGTCGTTGTCATCTTCACTGTCGTCGTCTTCGTTGTCACTGTCGTCGTCTTCACTGTCGTCGTCTTCACTGTCGTCATTGTCACTATCGTCATTGTCACTGTCGTCATTGTCACTGTCGTCTTTGGTGTTACTGTCGCTGTCATTTTCAGAGTCACTACTAAAAACTAGATCGTTAGCATCTACATAATTTCTTTTTCTGTATTTATCAAGTGATTTTTTTTCTAATAGTCTCAATGTAACTTCATCTTCAAGAGTCCAACGAGATTCTGTAAATAATGTTGATATTTCATTTTCTTCTTCAATATATCCTACAAATACATATTGTTTTTTAGTATGATTAATTAAATATAATCTAACCATTTTATTTTCTGTATTACATTTGACTAATAAAAATATCTTTTTATTTTAACGTAATTTGTAATTTGTAAAAAAATTACAAAAAAAAATATATTAAACTATAGTATAACACAATAATAACACAATGAAAAAATCTTGTATACCAACTATTCAATTACCTAAACTACCTAAATTAAAATTTCCTACATATAAATCTGGTGGAGCAAAAAAGAGAACAATTATACCAGCAGAATTACATAAAGGAAAACTTTATGGATATCACATTGACTTTCCAGAAAAACAAAGACGTAATATTTTATTAAATTTATTAAAAAGTGATACAGCATCCTATTCACAATTAATTAAACGATTAAATATTATTGGAATTTATAATAAATATAATCATCCAGAAACAGAAAAGAAAATCAGAAAAGATATAGCTTTCTTACAAAAATATATGTCAAAAGTACGTTCTATTTCACCTAAACCAAAAAGTATACGAAGATCAATTAGGAAAAGACGCGTTTCTTTACGTAGACGCTCCCTAATTCCATTAATAACTCCAAAAATGAAAGTGTCTATAAAAAAATTAATGACATTATCTATTCCAAAGTCAAAACGTCCAATGCAACGTTCTATGGCAAGTTCTATGGAAAGATTAATAAGAAGATCCAAATTGTCTTTACGAAGAAGTCCTACAAGACGACGTCGATCAACAAAAGGTCGATCAACAAAAGGTCGATCAATAAAACGTCGATCAATAAAACGTCGATCAACAAAACGTCGTTCAACAACACGTCGTTCAACAAAACGTCGTTCAACAAAACGTCGATCAACAAAACGTCGATCAACAAAACGCCGTTCAACAACACGTTGATGATAAATTAAAAATATTTTAATAACACACCTTTAGATTTACCTATAATTACTGTAAATTTCTTATGATAAATTGGAATTTCACTTTTATTATAATAAATCGGATATTCTTCTATAATACCATTTTCATAACATTCTTTAAATCCCATTTTACCTCGTATTGTCTTTGTATAATCACCAAGAATAAAAGCATTATTAAAATGATTATTTTTTATTTCATAAAAAAAATCTCGTGAAGATTTTAATTTTAAAGCATAATAATATTCATTGCATCTATAAATATGTGGTGAATGTAATTCTTTAAATACATGTTCGTCATTTTGTGCTTTTTCATCATTTGGAACTATTGTTAAATTTATATGATATATTTCACCTTGTTCAAATTCAAAACACAAGTTTTCTTGAAATAATGTATCATCTTCCATATAATACTTTTTATAATTGCATATCATATATTTTGATTCATTGTGTTTTATATGAGCTTCTTCATTTATTTGAATATGTTGATAACTAATAGAGTTTTCTAATGGAAAACAATCATTCATTGAACAATATGATTCAATATGTTTTCTAATTTCATCATTGGTTTCTCCATGTTTTAAACGATTTATTACACTTTTTTGTAAATTATCCAATACCTGTATATAATTAATTGAATTGTCACTTGAACTACTTGAACTACTTGAACTACTTGAACTACTTGAACTACTTGAACTACTTGAACTACTTGAACTACTTGAACTACTTGAACTACTTGAACTACTTGAACTGTTACTTAAATTACTTGATGAGTATAATATAGTATCTCCATATATACAAGAACACTTGCCTATATTAACTCCAAATTCATATTTTATTACATCACCATCTTTAATCCTATTATAATTTGTCATTGATTCTTCATAAATATAATTTCCAGTACAATTATTTAAGGAAATTGATAATGGAAATGCAATACCCTTTACTTTTTCTTTTTTATATACAACACTACATTCTTTATTAATTAATTCATGAATTTTATCTCTTAAATTATTAATATTTGATTCACCAGATTCAATTAAATTTTTTAATTCTACTGCAGCAATACCACAAATTCTAGCACAGGTGTTATATTTATCTATATCTACTACTCCTGTCATACTTGTGTTAGGTAGTTGTTATTATTTGTGAATAATAATATTATTAATTTTAAATAATAATATAATTATTTTTGAGTTTTTATTTAATTTATTTACAAACGGTAATATTGATACAACATTTATGTAAGTAATAATTCGATAATATATTGATGAGTATGGAAAATAGTAAATACAAAACCATAAGGATACTCGTAACTTGAGCTAGAATCGATTGAATTTTTACGTCTATTATATTCCTCAAGTTTTGATTTGCCAAACTTGGGTTGAGATGTCTTAAACTCATCTGCATGTGAATAAAGTGGCATAATAGTAAAAATAACAATAAAAAATATAAATCTACCAAAAGTTACGAAATACATATTAATTATCCAAGTTTGTAAAATAATTTGTTTTTTTATTGTTATTTAAATGTATTGAATAAAAAACAAACTTATAATAAAAATACCAAGTGCTAATCCACGACCATTATTATAACTCGATGAAAAAGTTGAATTAGATTTATTTGAATTACAATTACAATTACAAGTTGAGTCAGATTTATTTGATTCTACTGGTGATGACTCGTCAGTTGTATTATTATCAATAATAAGTTCTTGCGAATAAAGTGGCATATACGATAATGCAAGCTTCATAAAAATAAGAAAAGATATAAATCTATACATTTTAATTAATTAAATTAATTTTTATTACACAAGTTTTGGAAATAATTCGTTTTTTTATTAGTTATTTAACAAACTAATTTGACATGGTTAACAATATGATTTATATCTAATTATATTGTTATTAATTTTTATTAAATTTTTTTTTTGAATTTTTTTATTATTTTTTGATATTTTTATAAAATTAAATATATTGATATGCAACTGCAACTGCAACTGCAAAAAGACTTCCAATTGAAATTCTATTAACCATAGCAGAATTATAATTTGTTGTTCCATTTCTTAGATCATTTCTAGATGGATTATCATCAAATTTAGTTCTATTATTATTACCACTTGCTTCATGTCCAGATGGATTATCATCAACTTTTACACCACCACCATGACCATGATCATGACCAGTCAATTCATGTCCAGATGGATTATCATCAACTACAACTGCATTGGCATAAACTGGCAAATAAGCAAGAAGAGCTAGCTTAATGAATAATAGAAATGATAGATATTTGCAAATATACATTTTTAATTATTAATTATTTAATTTTACAATTCATTTTTTTTTATCTATTTTTCTATTCTATTCTATTCTATTATATTTTTTAATCCATTTTTTAATATCATTAATATTAAGTAATATAGACTCAGATTCTCTTTTAGTAATCTCATTTGGATTAAATATGTCAGATATGACTAAATTATTTAATAATAAATTTTCTTTATTGTCATTTAACATTTCATTTGCTATATGATGAAAATAAAAATCTAAATTTTTGGTATCTATATCAGTATTTTTTATAATTTTATTAAATATTTTAACAATTTGTTTAATTTTATTTGGTCTACTTATATTTGTAGAATATATAATATTTTCTATTTTTTCTTTTATATCAGAATTATTTACGAATAAATTTGCCAATTTTGTTTTAATTAAATATATTTTTTGTTTTTGGTTTTTAATTTCTTCATTGTATTGTATTTCTTCGTTTACTTTATCATTTTCTAAATCGTATTTATTTAAATATTCATTAACTTCAGGATAATATCTAAAATATAATACATTTAATCCCTCTATTTTTTTAAACACTTCTTTTTTTATAGGAATAAATACTCCAAAATTTGTAAAGACAGCATTCATAAAATTTTCTGAATCAACAGATATTCCTGTTACGTTAATTTTCTTGCCTTTTAATAAACTATTAATATCATTGTATGTTTTTATTAAGTCTGAATAATTAGAAAGTTTATGTATCATTACTTCAGAAAATGTCATAACACGATAATCATTTAATATACCAGATTCTCTAACTGGTAATAAAACTCCAGATTTAGTTAATATCATATCAACTTTACTAAAATTATTTACTATTTGATAATCTATTTTATGTACTGTATTATTTAACTCATTAATTATTTCATTCAATGAATACAATTCATCATATGCAAAATTACTAGGAAATACATTTTCTTTAACACATGAATCTTTATAATACTCTACAAAAAATTTTACTATATCTTTATTATTAGAAGAATCGCTATAATTGAATTCAAATTGAATTGATGAATTTTTATCAGAATCATTACCCAAGTTTGGGAAATCTTTTGGTTCTTTTGATAATAACATAATTAATTCATATGTATTTTGACGTTTTAATAAAAATATAAACGGATGTGATTTGTTTACTTTAATATCAGGATAACAAATTAATCTAGTGTTTTCATAATCTGAAATTTTTGTTGATTCTGATATTTTATATGGAACATCTAAAATCATATAATTTATTTTTGTTATTCTAGTAATAATATCTAAAATATCATTCCAATAAATTGTTTTATTAGAGTCTAATATCGTATTTATATAATTAGTTAACGAACCAAATTTTAATGAAATATTACCACTATTTAATTTTTCAAATTCTGATGGATTTTTATTTAAATAATTTACAATATATTTTTTAAACTCATTGGAATTGTTAATTATTATTTCTTCGCCATCTATAATTAATTTGTTATCAATAGAAAGTAAAATAGCATTTAAAAATGCGGAATTATTTTGAATAACACCTATTCTATAAAATTTGGAATTTTCTGATTTTTTATTAATTATTTCGTTAAATAAACTATCTAAACTTGATGGTAAAATTCCTATTCTTTGATAATCTAAAATTTTATCAGAAGTTAATATATGTTGTTTAGTAATATCAGATATCTTACGTTTTCTATTAACATAAATATCTCTTTCTTTATCAAAACAACATGGATATGAATTCAAATTATACCCAAAAATTGTATTCTTTGAATGATGTTTACATGGTGCATTAATGTCTTGTGAATTTTTTTCTGTCATTTTTGGAGGAAAATTACATTTATTTTTGGGTGGTTCCGTTATAATTTTTGCTAATTGCACGTTGTCTAACCAAATTCCATTTTCTTCTTCGTTTTTAATATAATCAATTAACTTTTCATTTGTTATTGCAACTAATTGATTATTATCTGATAAATAATAATATCTTGATGCAGAATTACTTTCATCAAAACCATCAATGTAATCAGATACTACTTTAATTATATATGTTTGAAAAGTCAATTTTGTTTTAGGATCTGTAACTGTAATTTTAAAATTACTTGGTTGAACAATGATATCAAAATCACTTGATTTAACATTTCTAATATATGCATCTCTTCGTCGTTGATCTTTTTTAAAACAACAAATAATATTTTCATTTGTAAATCCTGGATAAGGATAATCTTTTTTAGGACAAACATATTTTTTACCCTTGAGATCTATAGTATAACTATTAGATAACATTTTACTAACATCATCTAAAATTGGCTGTCTTGGTTTCTGACATTTAGTAGATAAAATATTCATTCCTTGTTTTCTAAGTTCTTTTATATGACTTTTTTCCTTGAGTTTTTGTTTTTTGGATATATCCATATCATCCTCACTTGGCAAATTTTTTTCTAATAAAGCAATCAAAATAATTTGTTTTATAATACTTGAAAATTGATTAATATTATATGCTCCATAGATTTGAATAATACTGGAATCTAATTCATATGGATTATTTTTAATATTAACAGTTATTCCTTTTCTTTCAGAATCACCGTCTTCTGATTCTCGTTTACCATATTTTTTATAATATAAAGAAAGAATGTCTTCTGAAATAGTTTCTTTTAATTCAAATATATTTTCTGAAATAGTCGTATCAAATAACATTTTTGAAAAATTTTGTTTATCTATTAAAAATTTTGTTTGTGTTAAACCAGTTATAGAATCAATCATTAAAGTTGAATTATTTATATCATCAATACGTTTTGATTTCAAAAAAACTCCACTTAATTTATTTATATTGTTTATAACAATAGTTAAATTATCTTTTATTAATGTTGTAATATTATCTAAAGAATACATTTCAAATTCATCTGGAAAAACTAGTTTACAATTAATAATACCATTATCCATTAAATTTATTGACATGTATAATCCACGTTGAACTTTGAATTTAATTAATAATCCACGTATTTTTTTATAACTAATTTGATTAAGTTTCTTTTTCTCATTTAACACCCAAGAACGAAAATCTTTATCAGATATATTTTCTATTAAATGATTATTTACTTTTATCATAGGTTCATTACTACTTGGATTTTGTAATACAATCATTGGTAATTCATCTGTTAATTCAATTGTATTAAATATTTGTTGAAGTTTTATAAATTTACCTCGTATTCCAGGTTCATAATTATTTCCTTTAATAATTACAGATACTGTATTAAAAAATATTTTTGGCATTTTTTTATCATCTAACTCTAAATATGAATCAAAATCATCTACTTCATTAACATAATCATAAAACATTTTTATTTTAGAAATTTCGTAATTAGCAATTTTATAATTTTTAGATATTGAGTTTTTAATATCCATAATTTTGTCAATAAATTGATTAATACTTGTTTGGAATGTTGAAAATTGATCTGAATTAGATTGGAATAATAATAATTCAAGTATAAAATCAAAATCAACTGGTGTTAAATCAATATAATCTAGTTTTAATTTATCAAAAGTTTTTTCTTTTAATTCATCAGAATAATAAATCGTAATAAAATTATAGTTTTTTTCTATATCTTCAAGAATATTTGTCATATATATATTTATCATTTCTGGTAAGGAATCAAAATTAAATAATAAAGAATTTGTATCAGATATTGTTCTGAATTGTGGTTCTTGTCCATCGTTTTTTAATTCAAATTTAATAAAATTTGGATAATATATAATTTGGTCGGAAAATACAAAAATTTTTTCTTTGATTGTAGACAAACTTTCATCAACTAATATTGTTGTATCAGCTAATTCAATAACTTGATTGGATAACTTATTAATTACATTAACTTTTAGTGACATTCTTAATTAAAGAATGATTATCTAATATTTATGAATAAATAAAAATTAATAAATTATTTTTTTTATAAATAAAATAATTTATTAAAAATCAATACTCTTTACTTGAAAATTATAATTGTTATCTAATTTACCTAATTTCCCAAAATGTTCTTTTGTTTTTATTATTGGTTTCAATTCATTGCATAAATTTAAAAAATGAGATGTAATAAAATTTACTTGTTCATTTGTTTTAAATCCAGTAGCAATTACATTACCACTTTGAAATATTAAAAATGTAATATTATTACATGTGCATTTATTATTACACTTGCATTTAAAATCAAATTCTTGAATACAATTACCATTATCTATATTTTCTGATTCCATTTTTTGGTATTGGTTACCATTTATTGGAAATTTATATATTAATTTAACACCAGAATACGATTCGGGACGATATTTACACATATAATTCTTTTTGACAAGTATTTCATAAAATCTTTGTCTATTAATTGTAAATTTTATATTGAAATATATATTCATACAATTAACATTTAAATCTAGTATTTTATTCAGTTGTATATTTTTTTGTGTATTTAAAAATGTATCTAATTTATAATTTGGATCAACAAATGGATTACACATATAATCAATTTCTATTACATCTTCGTGTAAATCGACATCAGTTATTAACCCTTGTATTTCATATATTATTTTACCAATAATAAGATTATTATCATAATAAATCAAATTATTTTTAAAATCATAATAAATATTATTATTTTTTTTATAAAATTTTTTTTTATTTTTGAGTAACTCTATTTTACAAAACCCTATTTCTACACCATCAAAATTGCATAAATATCTTTTTCTCTGAATTTCAGTTTTTGTAGAAATAAACATACCAGTTTGATTATCAATATTATATTCTTTTTTATTAATTACATATACTGATTTTGTTTCATTAAATAGAATTGGACTTTTAGATTCATTATTACCAAAATTTTGGGACCCTATGTGGCCAATGCCACTACCAAAGTTTATATTTAGATAACCTATAATTTGATTACCATTAGAATAAGAATATACTAATTTATCTTTATCTAACAATATACCATTTAAATCTTTTGTTAATAAAATTTTGTCTGTCATATTTCTAATATTATTTAACTTTTTATAAATTCCTTTTGTTATTTCTTCACCTGATTCTATAGTTTTACAACCAGTTAAGTGTAAACTTCCATTACCAAATAATTTTACATTTATGTGATTTCCATTATGATTATAAATTATAGAAATTTGATTGTAAAATAATTGTGAATTGATTTTGTCTGGATTTTTTATTTTTGATTTTTTATAAATTGTTGTTGAATAAGTTCCCTTCATTACATTTATATTTCCAAATTTATATTTGATACCAATAATCTCATTATCAATAGGTAAATATTTACCTATATTTGTCAAGTTTAATACACAATCTGGAAATCTACTAGACATAGTTATTGTTGAAATTTTAATTTTATCATCTTCATTATTTTCTTTGACTTCACAATCTGTAATTGTATCTGTAATTAAACAATTTTTTACAATTTCATTCATTACTATAGTTAATTACAAAAAAGCCAATCGTTATTTCAATTTTTAACAATTTATTTACAAACTGTCTATTAATATTTTACATCTTATTGATCTATTTAAATAAAAAATTCCAACACTTGAAAAAATATGCCACCAAGCATGCAATTGAATCCATTCTAATTTATCACAAAAGAATTTTTCTAAAACCCAAAATGTAATACTTAAAATATACACATTTTTACCAATATTAAGAGACTTTTTCATATCTTCTTTGTAGTTTTTATATAAACATAATTTATGAATCAAAACTAATTGATTAGAACTATATCGCGTATATATATATTGATAAACAAATTCATTATAATATAAATTATAGACGTAAATTATATATACAATTGACACTTCCAATATTTTTAAAATTATATGAAACGTTAGTATTTGCAAAGTATGAGATATAAAATAAATTATAGGAATATAAAATATAGAATTGAAACATATATTAATAATTTTGTTAAAAAATCTATTAACAATCGAAGAAAATGCTATATTAAAAATTTTAAGATTTATTAATATTTTCAAATATTCAATTGCTATCAATACCATAGGTATTTCATCTAATAATTGAAATGGAAATAATAAAGTTCCATGAAATAAAATAGTTCCAATACTTGTTATACATAATAATATAAATATATTGTTTATTCCATTAACTTGGGTAATATATTCATTATTGTTATTTCTTATGTTATTTATTGAATCAACAAAAAGATCTTTATATTTTATTCTAAAAGTTATAGCAGATATCATTATAGCAATTCCTGATATACTATTCCAGAATTCTGCTAATATATCTGAAGTATTATAATTGATTTCGCACCAATCAACAGTGCTTTTTAAAAAAGAATTTGAATCTGTTTTACCTAATATGGAAAGATCACCCAAGTTTGGGAAATACATATTACTGAAATAGTTATTGTTCAGTCCTTTTTAAAGTTAAATAAAGAAAATTACATTCATTTTTTAATAATTTTGAATTTTTATTTTATTATTATATTATAAAAAGAAAGCTGATGTCTCACTTTTCATTTACAAGAAATTCATCTGATAGATGTGCTGTAGAACAAAAAGACAAAGAAAGTATGTCACCATTCCGATGGGCAACTGATTCACAAGTTAAAGAATCAAAAGATTCTTGTTTTTTAGGAGTATCTCCATTTATGCATAGTCCTTTTTTTAGTGTTCCAAACAAAGTAGTTGATATTGAAAGCGATTTAAAAGGTCAAACAAGAAATCTATCTAAATGTAATAGCCATAAATTTATTCCTGGACAAACACCACCTATAAAAGCAGAATTTATTGACTGTAAAGATACACAACTTATTCCAGAACATACTAGAGTTAAAAGAGCATGCAATGTATTATCAGGAATTAATATTAATCGCTTTAATCCATTATGCGATGACTTACAAGATACAAATAAAATTCATTTAAATACATATATTGGGAAAAATACTCGGTTACAAGTAAAAGATGCATTTAAAAATGGTAGGGCAAAAAAACAATAATTTTTTCATAATTTAATTTATTAATAATGGGTTCAAAAAATAAGAATCAAAATATTAATAAATTAAAAACAAAACAAGAAAGACTTGATATTGTATTAAATATAGTAAAGCAACTTAAAGAATTTCCTAAATCACACCCATCTCAAGGTGAAATACCTTTTGTAAATTTATATAATATAGAATATGGAGCTATAAGAGAATTAAAAGATATCTTTACAAGATATGTACAACAAGATGATTCTAAACCAAAAGAATTGATTGGATTTTCTGGTAAAATTTATTTTGAAGAAATAAATAGATATATAGAATATATTTTACCAATAAAAAAACATAATCAATATATATTATCTCTAAATTATCTATAAATTTAGTAATTACACCCTTTTATAAATTCAAAAACAATGCGCGTGAAAAAGATGAATTATTTTTAATTATTAATAACTAGATGAATATTAATAATAATACAAGTATTATAAATAAATTTAAACAATTATTTGTATCTAGTAATAATTCAAAATATATAATTCACAATGTTCTTTTACAATTAAAAACAAAGTATGACGTTAAATTATTAGAATCAAATATAGAAAAATACTTGTCACAAATGTCTGAACTACAAAATTATATATTCAATAATATCCAAGGTGAAATTATGAAAAAAGAAAATTTTAATTTAGAAGAATATTTAAATATTTTAAACAAAATTACAATGCAAAAATTACAAGAACTCATTGAACTAGATATACAATCAACAATTAATACACAACAACAACAATATATACCTCAAGTTACATCAATAAAATATATAAATTCTAGTGGTAGTAGTAGTGGTAGTGGTAGTGGTAGTGGTAGTGGTAGT